TTTTCCCAAGTAGTACCAAGTCCATCTGCTAGGCTATTCAATACTGTCACTTGTACTGATAATGGAAATCTATCAGTTGCTTTGGTTAGGTCATATGACCAACAAGAACTCTTCTCAGTAATTTTCATTACTTTTGAAGAAACTCTTGATTGGTTGTATGTCCCATCCTGAGGCATGCTCCTTAATATACTATAAAGTGTATCATGGAGTAACTTCATGACATCTTGAATCCAATAATTAATTATGGCTATCACCCTAGTCTTTCCACCCTTATCAGAAAGAAAACAAATTCTTCCTGTATGGGTAAAAGCTTGAGGTGAAGGGTTAAGAACGTCATCCCTAGTCTTGTAGTATTCTTTATTAATTTTAATAAAGTATCCTATAAGGCTAGAATTCTTCTTGAAATATGAAAGTAATTTATTTAAATTACTTATCATATTATCATCAAGAACAAGACTTTCTTTTCCTGCTGTTAGAATTGCAGGACCTCCAACACCTTTCTTTGTAGAAAAGTGCCAAAGGTTACTGTCATCTAACACCGTCTTAACCTTAGAGATAGATTCATTGAATTTATTTCTAACTTCTAGTGAAAATCTAGAGGTTTTAGTAAATTCAGTAAAATCTTTCTCTAACTCTTTGGTGTAATAAGCCTTTCCGTTGCTTGGTTCAGTAATACTGGACCAGTCCTTAATTGGCTCGAGCTGATAACTTTCGAATGCTCTTAAAATACTTAGAGCATAACGCTTGTCATCAACTGATCCAGTCAGGAAGCTTTTATATGGTCTGAGAATTAAAGGGTAATTATCCTTTGACCTCTTACACCATATTGGCGTAACTGGCTCGATTGGTGCTCCTGCAGCGAAGCGTAATGCTTCGTTGTAAAGAGCCTTAAGCTGACTTACTGCAGTTCTTAATCCATGTTCTTTCTTTAGAAAATGGAAAAGACTACAGTAATGTCGACGGAGAGTCCTATGATCAGGGATCCCAGCCATTAGAAGGATATCCTCAATTTTCTTGAGAATATCCTCTAATGGTTTAGCGGATTTTCTTTTCATAGGCTATAAACATTAGTTTATAGGTCGCTTACGCCCTTGCGGGTTGCTCCCTATCCTTCGGATACGTCCGAAGGTCCGTTTTGGTACACCTAGGGCAGAAATGCTCTATGGAATTACCATAGACAGACAATCGGCCTTATTCATGAGGTGGGGGTACACCCCAAGGAGTTTTGGGCTCTTTGTCTGTGGTCGAAAATATAGACCATTCTTTCGTGCCGGGGTCAGTGCACCATTGAAGAGTAGGATCCCTCCTACT